TTCTGGATCCTTTGACCACAGTGCAAGATTGTCATACATCCAACGGAACATGTCTTCCATTTCTTCCGGACGTACACTGGCACACATGAGTTTTCTAGCTTCAGTGATCTTTCCTTGCTTGAACAGATCTACAGCGGCCAAGCGCCAGTCTTGGCTGTTGCTGTCTGCGGCCGTGGGTGCGTTCAATCTGGCATCCACACTGTGCATCTGCACTGTGTTCAAACACTTGCGCAAGTCAGGATAAGTGGCACGCACATATGAGTCCAGGGTGTCTAGATCAAACTCCACACTCTCGCCGACCAACACAGTGGCCACACGGGCGGTGAATTCAGTGAGATCCACACGATCAATATGGAAACCTTGGCATCTTGAATGCAAGGCAGGAATCACACGATTGGGATAGTTACAAGTAAGAATGAATCTGGCACTGGCATGATAAGTCTCCATGACTCCACGCAGTGCAGCCTGTCCATTGGGACTGATATAATCTGCTTCATCCAGCAACACTACCTTGAACACACCAAAAGGCATGGTGGCCACAAAGTTTGTGATCTTGTCACGAATGGTATCCACACTGTTTTCTCTTGATGCATTGATCTCCAGGATGTCATATTCGTCAATGCCCAAAGACTTGATCAAGATTTTTGCCAGCGTGGTCTTGCCTACACCTGGTGCACCCGAAAACAACAAGTGTGGGATGGTTTTTTCTCGGATCCATCCTTCGATCTGTTCCCGCTGTGCCGGATCACGGAACACATACCCGTCCAAGGTGTCCGGCCGATATTTTTCTGTCCAAAGTTGTTTCATTTTGACCTTTTAAAAAAATTAAAAAAATTACGCATGGCAATTTCTACAAAAGCTGGTTCTCTGTGCGGACAACGCCCTTGACGCCAATCGCAATCGGGTGTGGGCACCTTATAGCAGATGCTACATTTGGCCAGTTTTACCGCTTTAGGATTTCTACGAGTCGTTCCTGTTCCCATGCCTCTTCCCCTACAAATGTTGGTAGCTTACGATATTCGTCGTCTAGCCAACATTTTAACTGATATAGTTCTTGTTTGCAATAGGAACTGGTAAAACCGTCATTGTGCGGTGAGTCAATTTCGGCCATGGCATAGCGAATAGCACGATAGGCCACTTCAAGGTCAGGTTTACGGAATCCCATTTTAACTGGGTACTATGTGTGGAATAAAAGGAACGTTTCTAGGGCCGTGACGCTGTTCAAACAGGACCCGGGCTTCTTGTAAATCTTTTGCATACACCCGATCTTTCTTTTCGCCTTCAGGTGTGCGCACTGTGGTTTCATACATGGGCATGATCAGTCTCGTGTTTTTTTGGCCACGTGAACTGCTGTGCTCATGGTATCATCCTGCGGACGTTCGTCACCGTCGGCTACCAGGAGAATATCATTGGGATCAATTTTGCGTATGGTTCGCTTGTGGGTATGTTGTCCATCTTCAATGTCAATTCCACGAGTCCAACGACCATGCGCTACTAGAATCCATTGTCCCACTTGCACATCTCGTTGATCTTTGCCTACAGCATATACCCGGCCCCATCTTGGTCTGATACCCAAGGTGGTACCATTGTCATTGGGCAAAATCAATCCTGACTGTGTGATACGTGTGTCGAACTCCATGTCAGACACAATGACTGCATCATGCAAGGCTTTGATCTGATCTTGTTGAATTTGATGTGGAGAAAATGCAGGTTTGTTCATGTTGTTTTAGATTTTTTTTACACCAGGGCCAATGTCGCGTTGGCGCAAAGGTTTATCCAATTCTTGTTTGATTTCTCGACTGCGTGCAATGGCCGCTGCCAATCCACCTCGCAAGGGTTTGGGCTCTGCTTTTTGTATCGGTTCTACAATTTTTTCTACTTCATCAAATTCTTCTTCCGGCAAATCCGCAAACGTATCTACGTTATCAATTATACCAGTTTGATTCAGCTGTTGTTTGGCCGCTAGTGTGCTTGTGGCCACCGGTCCGGTTGACACATTGGTCTGTTTACTATATTTGCGCTGTACCTGATGACTTTTCTTTTCGGTGATACGATTAGCACTGTCTAAGAGATCTCCGCGAGCATTCACGTTCATGTTGCCAACTGCTCTAGTGTTTTCGTTCTGCAGCAACAAAGCACCCAGATCAACTGTTTTACCCATGGCTGATTTGTAAATTTTACGTGTCATTGTGATTCCTTTGTTTTGTGAGAGTATTTAACGCAAAAATTCATGTATGTCTAAATTATAATACAAACTATCAATGCGATGCACTCCTAGTTTGTACAAAACAAAACTGGCCACCGAACTACCTCGCCCAACTCCCCAAATCACTTGATTGGTTGTCATTGTGTCCACTAGATATTTCAAATATCGCAACAGATTAAACAGGTCACGTTCTTGAAATAACAATAGTTCCTGACCGCATCGTTGTAATTCAGCATCAGACTGACAAGAGTCTAATACGTGTTGTGCTATGTCTAAGTTTTTATACTCGTCGGGCATGTGCCATGTTAACTGTTGAGATGCATGAAAGTCTGCTACATTGGTTTCAGAATTTTGAGGAAATTTCCAGGTCAACAATGATTCTGGATGTGTAAAAGCCGTTGCTAACTTTTCAAGATTTATAGAACTGTCAACAACCACATGCTTTAAAGAATCAACTGCGTGACCTTGCATGAGCAAATCACACAAGTCGTTTTCAAAAAATACCAACTCTCCAAACTTATTTTGTATCATCGCTTTTTTTAAAATCAGCAAATACCACAGTGTTGCCAGTGTCAATGTTTGTGTCTGCAAAAGTCCAGCACAGATCCAATTCACGCCAGGTGGAGGCCTGAGGCATAGCTACAACTTTGTCGGTATCAATCAAGGCCAAGTCACAGTGTATGGGATCTGTGGCCTGCCACCAGTCTGGCTGTGCGGGAATATCTGTGTGTTCATTTTCACAGTGTAGATAAGTCATGTTCTCGCCCAATGCACTGGTAATTTCAGTTTCTTCTATGATCATACGACCTTCCACTATGGCGTTGAGCTTGTAGTATAGCATGATACCGATTAACTGATCAACTGGTTCTCCTGGCATGGTAGTAATTTTTAATCCAGCCGACGATAACAATTGGCACTGTTGATCATGTGCAGAATTTATAAACACGGTGCTGTCAATTTTGTTATAAACAAAATATTTGATCCTTTCAAATGCAGTATTTTGATCTGCTGGATCGATGCAGGCTGTGGTCATCCACAGAGTCAGTGTGTAGTTGTTCATGCGAATTTGCTCACCATAATAGATGCCGGCGGTAAAATGCATGTCGTGACGCAGTCTCACATTCATGATATATCTATCACATCATCAAATGACGTTCCGTTGCCACGCAAACGTTCTTGATACTTGTTGTTGTAGCTTTCTAGAGCCATGCGTAGTTGATTGCACAAATGTCCGTTTCCGGTTCTAAGTGCGATGTTGAGTTTTTTGGTCAGCTCAGAAATTTTTTCTTGTAATTGCTCATTGGACAATTCGTCCAAATTGGCTATCAAAGGATGTTCCATACCTTGATTATAAGGCAATTAAATTACAAAGTCAAGCGTTTTGATTTGATCAGGCAAAAGCAGCGCCGTTGTTGCCAATGCAGAACCATTTACCGCTGATGTACTGCATGGTACAGGCCTGGCCTTCGGCTGAGAATGTAATGGTTCCTGCACCACCCCAGGCTGGATTGGTCACAGTGATTACCATGTTGCCTGAATCAATCTTCATGGCAAACACTTTGATCTGCCCTTCGACTCCAGCAGCCAAGGTTGCTGTTTCTGCTGCAGCGGTTCCAAAAAAGCTGGTTGTGACTGATAAATTGGCTCCTGCGCCACTGGCCAAATCTTCACTGCTGTTGTTGAAAGGTTGTATGCGTTTGTTGGTTTCAGTGACGGTGATAGTGCTGCCACCATCGCTGGTCATGAATTCAAAGGTATACACTCCAACTGCGGCAAATGTTATCACATTGGTCGAAGTGTTGAGTCCTTGGATGCCCTGATTGTTCACAGAAACCGCAGCCGGCAATGTGAGTGTGTGCGCTGTATTGGATATAGTGACTTGTAGGTTCAATACACCTGCCGATCCAGCTGCCGGAAAATTAGAAAATCCCAGGCTCACTGACCCTGTAGTAGTCAGAGTTTGGAACATGGCTGCGGCATAATTGATAGTTTGACTGCCGCTGACTGAGCCCAAGGCCAATCGTGTGTAGGCCATGTCAGCCAGAGTGGCATTGGCCAGCACACTGCCTAACATGTCATTGTCGAGCGTGGTTCCTGTCAGGGCTTGCTTTAAAACTACCTTGCTTTGCAAGTCTGAAATTTCGTCAGCTGCATACTGAAAATTGGTTTTCGTGTTGGTAAAATTGTCACGAAAACCCTGGCTGTTGTTGTCTTGTCCGGCTACAGGGTAGGTGCCGTCGATGTTGTTAGGGTTAATTGCACTGGTCATAATCTGTCCTAAGTTTATACAGTCTATTTATGGTAAATCTTGATGAGCTTATCAATATTCGACCCAGCCTGTCATGATATATTTTTCGCCGCTTAATGGTGGATTGCCACGATGTGTGTGAGTAAACCCTGCGGGCCACATGACAAAAGTTCCGGTGGTAGGGTGTATTCGTAAATTTTGATACAAAAATTCAGTTTCTCCGCCTTCCTTTACATCATTGAGATAGATCATCCAGGCCAATACTCTGTTGCAGGTTTCACGGGTATCTGTTTCGTGATGCCAAAGATGGTACCCACCACCCACGGTGGTTTTTTGTACTTTGATGTAATTGGTATGCAAAAACCCACAAGTTCGCAATGTATCAAATTC